CTGAGTTACTAAATGAGCATTTACAAAAACATTAGTGTTAGTCTGACTAGCAAATATTCTTAAGTTAGCACAAATGTCGTAATCTTCCTGATGCTTGTTTCCTGTTTCAGTCATTAAAGAATTAAAAGGGTCTACTAGTAAACCATCACTATCAGACTTTTGAGCTATCTCTAAAATTTGATTAGCTGAGTATCTTTTATTATTAGGTATGAATTTAAAACAGTCTGTAATTTCGTTTAATGTTCTTTGAAATCCTTTGTCATCATTCTTAAAATGTTCATCTAATCTTTTACCAGTCCAAAAATTAAATATTTTAAATAATTGACTTCTAACTGTATTTTCTGAAGAATAAACTACGTGTTTTTTATTATGGATTTTAGACATACAAACAAAGTACCATAGTAAAACATCTGTCTTTCCTACGTTATCATGTCCGTTAACCATATTAAACTGTCCTTGTTTCCATTGTACGTGTGAATCAAATTTAACAGAACCTATTCCTAATCCTTGAGGCACATTTCCTAGTCTAACCTCATCAAGCCCCTCAAACTCATCAAAAGGTTTTATAAATAAATTTTTATCTATCATTAGTTTTTAGGTGTTTGTAACCACGGAGCTGGTGTAGATGATTTAATAGAAACTTCTTTAGGTTTACTTGTAGAGTTACACCAATTCCAAAACCATGTGATTATACCTCCATACTGTTTATTTTTAAATTCGTCTGAATCTTTTTTAATTTCTAAAAATCTCTCAAGATGTTTAGTTAATTCTTTTTTAGATGTTTTAAAATTTATTTCATTTTGTCTATACTCGGTTTCTTTAAATCTTTTTATAACTTTTTTCACCTTATTCTCTATATTAATAATAGATATATCATCTTCTTTAACAGTATCAGTAACAGTATCAGTATCAGTATCAGGTTTTTTTGGGTTATTTGGGTTACCAATTAAACCCACTGGGTTATTTTGGGTTATGTGTTTTTTAGGTCGTCCACCCTTAGCCCCGTTACTTCTATTCCTTTCTGCTACATTTTCATACTTTTGTAAATCTCTTTTAAGCTGTTGCTTAATTGGTTCAAAAAGTATATCTATCATCATTTCATCAGCAGTAGGATTATTATCATTTACATACTCTAAAACGTGTTTAATTAACTTTCCAGCTAGGTCATCAGGCATCTTTTTAAACATATGTATATAATCACAATATAATATAAAGCTCTTCTTATTTTCTGCCATTTTTAAATTTTACTTATTGTTAAAAAAAATTAGAAAAAAAATCAATCTACTATTATAACAGCTCCCTGTATTTTAATAGTTTTTAAGTTCTTTTCTTTGATCATCTTATCTATAGTTGGTCTACTTATACCAAACTTTTTATGATAAGCGGACTTAGTAAATGTCCTTTGTGGGTTTATGCTTATTTTATTCATGACTGCTAATTTACAAATTGTAATTGAATTAAAAAAATTATTCCTCTTCTATTCTAAAGTAAAAAACATTCTCTAGTTTTTCTTTTAGCTGGTTAAACTCTAATACTGTTACCTCATCATTTATATCTAAGTATCCTTTTACTTTTCTCTTGTAGTGTATTAAAGTAGTTCTATCTTTTTTTAGTAGCCTACTAGCATCCTCTTGTATAGCTCCATATACCTCAGTAGCAAAATAACTATACATTGATCGAGCATTTATTAAAATCTGTTTCCTTGACTCGCTTACAACCTCACTAACCTCAACTTTATAGTAATTACAAACCATTCTAAGAAGCTTTTCTAGTGTAAAAGAGCTAGTATCTTCATAATCACCTAACACCTCCTCAACCATTGGAAATGCTAGACCTTTTGCGCCCATTCTAAAGGCTATTAATAAATCTTTTTTAGTGTACATCCTCAAGCTCTTTTAACTGTTCTACATTGTACCATCTTAAAGCTTTATCATAAATGGCTATAACATCATCTATAAGCTGTTTTGTTTCAATATCTCCAATCTCTAAAAGGTTGTTAATTTTATTTTTGTTGTGTAGTACTGTTGCATGATGCTTTTTAATACTACGAGCTATTTTAGTTAGTGGTAGGCTAGTCATTGAACAAGCTAGGTATAAATAAGCACTTCTAGCAGTAGATACATTTAGCACTCTATAATCTTTAGACATTTCCTCAACACTAACACCAGTATAAATAGCTACAGCATCACCTAACATCTTTAACTTATCCTCATTAAAAGGTAAACTTTTATCACTTCTCAGCGTAGCTATGGACTCTCTTAATGAAAGTCCTTTTTTAGCTAGTGAGTGGATCTTATATAAATCGGTTTCGTTATATTTCATTTTAATAGATTTAATTGGTTTTCTAATTCGTTATAACAGTCCTGTAATATTCTTTGCATAGTCATTGATGCGGTTTTAACCTCGCTACTTGTAGCCTCTTCAATGTTTAAAGTACCTCCATACTCGCCTAAGTTTTGCGCAAATATCATTAAATGAGTTTCAATCTTTTCTATTTCCTGTTGCTTAGTCATAATCTTAGTTGTTTAAATAGTCCTCAATAATTTCGTTTACTAATTCTAGTTTAGCCTCATACCTAACTTTTTGCTCTAAAAAAAAGTCTTTACTAGATGGGTATCGTTTATCGTTAATGTGGTTAATAGTATCTTCTATGATACTTTCTAAAGCGTTTTTTTTCGCTATTAATGTAATTTGAAATTTTGTTTGTTTGTTCATGGTGTTTTGTTTTAGTGTTTATCAAATGTAGTAATAAGTTTTTAATATTTACCTATTCAAAAATAAAAAAAGGGTAAAAAAATTAATTTCAACCCTTATTTAAAATGATTCTAAATAGTGTTATAGCTCTACAATACTAAATTCTATTCTAGGTTTTTCTTTATCTAAATGTTTAAAAGCCTTTATTTCTAAGCATTTGTTATCGTTTTTGATAGCTTTAGCTTTCTGTAAACAATCCAACACCACTTTAAGACTATTATCTAAATCAGGTCTACGAGAATCATAAAACACATCAATAATAAATTTAAAATTACCCTCTATTAATTTATAATTGTATTGCTGCATCTGAGATAAAAAGCTTTTTTCATAATCATATAGCTTTTTTTGTTTACCTAATCCGCATCTATTACCTAGCCTAATAACTTTATAGCAATTACTTTTAGATGGTGTATTACCTGTTATTATAAACCTTTGACTCATTTAGCTCCATTTTTAAAGTACTTATATCTTGCTGTATGCTGTTCATAGTATCTCTTAAACTATCGTACTGGCTTTTAAATTTTCTATACATAGATTCCTTTTGCCCCTCATCAATTCTAAATTTATAGGCTTTTAACTCTACGTTTAACTCAGCTTTACCTAAAGTACTTCCAGCTTCAACACATTTTAACATTTCCTCAGCATGATGACGCTTTCTAAAAGCATAAGCATTATTATAATCCTCTAAAGCCTCAGCTAATAAAACACTAAAACGGTACATATAACCGCTTAACTTTCTTTTAGCTACTATAAGCCTATTAATATCCTTAAAGTCTGAACCTAAAGAAGAGTAGAGGGCTAAAACACCCTCTAAACCTTTAGTTAACTCTTCTAAATCTTTGCTATCCATAATTAAAACGGTAGATCATCACTAACATTACTAGCTACGGCATCCTCCATAAAGTTTTTCTCTATTCCACCTTTAACACCTGATGAAGTGTTAGCACTTTCTTTTTGGATAAACCAAGCATCAAGACTATTAAAATATCTATCATTTCCTGTTTTTGGATCGTTCCATGCTCTACCTCTTAGATTAAACTTTACTAGTAATCTATCACCTACAGAAACACCGTTTAACTTATCACAGTTATCCTGTGTTAATTGCATAGCTATATCTTGTGGATATTGGCTAGAATCATCTGTAATAACAAACTCTCTTTTTTTAAACTTCTCAGAAATTACATTAGTTTCATTTAATACTTTTACTGTTCCTTTTAATTCGTACATTTTACTTAAAATTTATATTATCAAACTGTTGGTCAAGGTCAGCTGTTACCTCATTTTGTTTTAAATAACTTATTAACTCTATTGCTCTTTCCTGAGTTAGTGATGTATCAAATATTTCTCTTTCTATATATTCCATCTCCTCAACTTGTATAGCGAAGTTATTAGTTAATAACATACTTTCTAACATTAAAGCAGTGTTTAAATCACAGTACTCTACATTATTATCATAGCTCATAACTTACTTTTTATTTAGTTTATCTCTAATCTCCTCTAGATCTTTTCTTTGCTGAGGTTTATTAAACTTAAATGTACTAAGTACTTTGTTAATCTGATCAAGATTACATCCTTTAGCTTTCTCAAACTTATCATCAGTCATTAACTGTTTAACTGGTTTAGGAGCTACTTGTGTACCTGTTGCATCTGCATCAACATCAGTAACCAATCGTAAAATATTTGAGATAGCATAACGACGGTAGTAAGTGCAACCACTACCAAAAGACTGATAGTCATTCATTCCTTTCATTGTTATTTTAGGTATTCTAGTATTAGACTCTAAAGTTTGCCCTGATTCACTATGAAAAACTATAGTCTTAATAGAATCTCCTATATCATCTGAATTAAGTAATTGAGTTACACCTAAACCATGTTTACTTAAAAGCGGATTGATTACGTTAAATATTGTAGGTAAGTCAGCATAAGAGTAGCCATAACCTTTAGTACCTTTGTGTATTGTTGGTACTTCATTTTGAAAAGCTGCTAAAGCTTTATATAATTCTATTTTACTTTCCATGTTCCTGTTTTTGTTTTGATTATTAATTCTGCTGTACTATCAAAGTCTTTAACTGATTGTAATAGCTTTTTAGCCGTTCCACACATACTACGTTTCTCTTGAAAGATTACTACGTTATTGTGCTTGTTGCTTAAATTCTTAGAGGATCTAACACTGTCGGCTATCTCCTCATTACTTTTTTTTGTGTTAGCGTGTAAAAATACACCTAAGTCATCTGTTTGTTTATCCATTGTGTTTATTTAATTTAATTCTTTAAACTCTTCGTATGCAATCTCAGCAATATCAACTCCTGTAAAAGCCTCGTATCTATCAACTAAGTCAGTTACGATATTACCATCTTCATCTGTAATGTCGCTAGTTATTTGGTAATCCTCATCAGCTGGAGTATAATAATCTCCACTATCATAAGAATATTCAATCATACAAGTAAAAAACTTGATTCTATTTTCACCTAATGAAAACGTTACTTCTCTTTCTACTGTTCCAAAATTTGCCATAATATATAGTGTTTTAGTGATTGTGTCTTACAAATATAATAATAAAATGTTAATACCACTACAAAAAATTAATTTTTATTTTTAGATTGCGTAGACATGGTTTAAAATAATGTTAATATCTTGCTATTTAGTTCTATTTTCCACAAGTTTATATCATTACTAGCCTTAAAACCAACATGGTTAATTTTGCCTTTTTCCCAAGTGTCATAGTGTTCAAACCCTAAATTTTTCCAAAATTTATTACTTTCTAAATCAACTCTACACCTAAGAGTAAAACCTAACCTACCAAACTGTTCACAAAATTGTTTTAAGCAATCTATTAGAGCTTTACCATAGTGCAACCTCCTTGCATCGTTTCTAATTGCAATTTGTTGAATTTTCGCATATTTATAAGACCCTCTTGCTGGTGTAATTAAAACATAACCTACAGCATCATTATTAGCCTCACAAATTAAAACAATAAAATTTCTTTTACCTCCCCAAACATAATCCTCCCAAACTGTTTTTTGTATAAATCCAACAGCATAACTATTTTCTTTTTGTAGCTTATCAACCAAAAGCATATCTTTTATCGTACTAGTTCTAACAGTAATATCTTTTAAAACATCGTTATAAAGTATATTTATTAAACCAGTACTGCAATCAAATTTACCTAAATTCATTTTTTTATTTTTTAAAATTTTATATTAACTAAATAACTTTAATACAACTACAAAAAATTAATTTTTATTTTTATATCATGTGGAGCTGGTTCTTTACCTCCAAAGTAAGGGTATAACCTTTTACCAAACCAATAGCCCTTATTAGCTTTTAGCTTCAATCTAATGTTTTGACCTATGCAAACTTTACATATTTGTTTTTCAAACCTCTCACCATTAATATAGAAATACTCAAAGATTAAAACCCTATCCAAGTCCTCGCTATACCTCCAGCCTAATCTATGGCTATTGTTATGATGATTCATAGAACCAAAACCAAAGAGCTTATTAATTTGTGATTCTAATTGGTAACTACCATCATATCTACAGCTAGGTGTGAATACAACATCAGCAACCATACTACGCTTGTATATAAACGGTCTAAATCTAAAACCTGAGTAATGGCACCCCTTACTAATTTTAAAGGTCTTAAAACGGCTTAAAATCATTCTTTGTCTTTTTTGGTTAATTCTCTAAGCCAAAAGTAAACAGGTAAAACCATCATAGAAAGTACAGCGACAAATAAAAATAAGATTACTAATACTGTTGTAATGTCTGCAATTACTTCTTTTCCTGTAATGTAGTAAGCTAAAAAACCTAAAAAGATTATTAAAATACTACCGTAAATAACTGTTAATTTTTTCATTTTATATAATTTAATAGTTAGTAAAAAAGTGAGGGCTAAACAAGCTCCTCACCTTTGATTTGTAATTTAGTTATCGTTTTCATGTTAATCATTCTAAAAGCATTTTTCTGCATATCCCATACTGGTAGTAAACCTTTAGCTATTGGATCGTATGCCATACCTTTACCGTTAACTCCTTTTTTAACATTCAATCTAGCTACCATGTTTCTTACTGTTCCATCTTTTTTGATAAACTCAATAGAGAAAATAGTGTTTTCTGCTGTTTGAATCTGTGCTAATACTGTAGTAAAATCTTTCATAATATTTGTGTTTGTTTGTTAGTGTTATACAAATATAGTAATAAGTTTTTAATATGCAACTATTAAATTAATATTATTTTAAAAAAAGCACAAAAAAAGGAGGGGCACAACCCCCTCCATAAACACAAACAAAAAAACACACCCCTATAGAAAGGGTATAGATTCTTAATTTACCTCATCAAATAACAGTATAAATGTTTCTTCTGAGATAGCACCAGTTAATAATAGTAAACCTAATACTACTATTATAACCGCTGTTAATTTCATTTTGTTTAATTTGTTCTTTCCAACTACCTCAACACCATCAACAATGGTTTTAGCACCCTTTGAACTCATTAACCAATTACCTACTAATCCTATTACTTTTTTCATTTTAATTGAATTTCGTTAATTATTTCTAATTCTATAATATCAAAATCACCTAGTATATTTAAAAGCTCTTTATAAGTAGCCCTAGAATTACCTACAAAGTTATTACTTTTTGAGCTTCCTACTAATATACATCCATGAGTATCTTTATCCGTATTTCCCTGATGTATTCTAATACCTGAGAAGCTTATACCTTTATCATCTCTTACACTTAGATCGGGTTTATTATAAACTAAAGGCATTAATGTTTTAAACCTGTTAGAATAGCTTAAAGTAACTGAATACTTACCACAAGGTATAGCCGTTTCTCCGTATATCTTAACACCTTTTACTCTTGCTACATCTTCTAAGGTATAACAAAACTCTACACCATCAATAAAAAGCCTACCTACTGTGGTTTTAGTTGTGTAAATATCTCTAATTAGTGTAAGTTTCATTTTATTTACTTTCTACCTTAGAAACTTTTAAAGCACTTTCTAAAACGGTCTTAGCCTCGTTAATTTGGTTTAAGTATTTAGATGCTTCTACACCTGTAAAACCTTTTGGTAATTCAGCTTGATAAGCTAAGTTAAGTAATACCTCTAATGCTTGTTCTTTGTTCATTTTACAAATATAACTAATTATCTGATTTACTAGCCTTTTCTACGTGGTTTTTATCAATCTTATTAAGTATAAAAGATATTGATTTACCAGCCTTTAAAAGTGTATTATTAGCCTTATTAATACCTAGCACTTTGCTTATAGTTTCATCTTCATCACCAAACTTATAACCGTTTTTATTTATTAGCACATCATTTAATAAATTAGATAGCACTACATTACCAAGTTGATCAATAGATATAGCTATAGTTTTAAAATAAGAGCCTAACCTTTTAATACTTAAACGTAAGGTTATTAAAGAATACAGCCACCCTACAGGTAGTAAGATGACTGCTAATAAAATTGCTATTATTAATAATACAAAGCCTAACATTAATCTTGCTCAACTAGTAAAACATCAGCCTCAGCCCATCCAAAAGTATCGGCTATTATTTTACGTTGTAAATCTTTATAAGTTAAAATTGACCAGCTAATAACATCAGTAATAGGATAAGTAAAATTAACTATCCTTTTATTTTCTTCACTATCCCAAGCTTTAAAAAAGAAGTAACCAGCTAATAAATTATCTTCTGATGAATAAACTTTATACTCAAATCTTAATAAACCATCTGCTAATAGTTGGTTATCACTAGCTACTTGATTAATTTTTATAACAGGGTTTGTAATTGTATCTCCAAAGTCGCTTGTTAAACTTCCTGTAATTTTATAGTAAATTGAATTTTCCATTTTTATATATTTATTTTTGTTATGCTATTTTAACCGTTCCGCCATCATTCCATAAATCACCACTACTTAAACCCGTTGAGCTTGTTGGAAGTGTCAAATTAACACCCGTACTTTTAAACAAATGCTGCGGTGTTGTAGTGTTCCACCCTAAAGCTAAACTATCAGCTGTTGAATTTGTTAGTCTATTCGCTGTGCTTACTCCGTACCCAATTAAACTTGCTCCGTTTGCATTTGATAAAAGAGCCTTCCCAATTCCTATCGTATCACTAAAAGCAGAATAAACCCTTAATCCTATACCTATATTCTTCGTACCAGTCAAAATATTATCAGAACCAATACCAAAATTTAAAGTACCCGTAACCGTACTAAAAGACCCAACGCATAAACTGCCACTACCACTGACGGTGTTAGTTGTACCTATATTTGTAGTATAATTATCTGAAGTTGTTAAGCTTTGACCAATGCTTACAGTGTCAAAACCTGATGAGGAAACATTTTTTCCTAAAGAAACCGTTCTTGAATCTGTTAAAGATTGATTTTCACCTATGGAAATTGCGCCAACTCTTATAACTCTCCCGTTATCTAAAAAATCCCAAAGTTTGAAAGGCGTTGTATCATTGTTGTAAATAGCTAATGCGCTACCCGTTGACGTTCCGTTCCCTTTGATTAGTGTTGAACCTTGCAAAGATATATCTTCGGTTGAAACTCTTGAAGAAGAACCGAAAGAAATCCATTTATTTGAGGAAAAACCACTTTGGTAAAAGTTAGTGTCAAATTCCGCCATTATATCGTGAACGGCATTTCCTAAAAAAAAGAATTTCATACGTGTTCTACTTGCATCTATTTCTACATAATTCGTGGTAAATGTTGGGTGTATAAATTTAAAGTCCGTAGCCTTGCAACTAAATCTACCAGCTTCGTGGATTAAATTATATGAATTATTTGAAGTCTCTAATTTTAAAATATTATTATCTTCTATCTCGCTGTTAGTAATAAAACCTTTTTCGTTTATCCGAAAACTACTATTTACTTGACCTAAAACAGTAAAAACAGGGTCTTGATTCCCTGTAAAGTTTGAACCGTCAATAATAACACCACCATCAACAGTATTACCCGCTTCAAAAGTCAATTTATTCCCGTTTAAATTAACCGTTCTATCCCCCGTTAGTGTACCGTTCGCCGTATAGATTGAATCTCCGCCACCGCCACCGCTACCAATAGCAGACCATATAGAGCCATCATAAGAGTTTAAAGCGTCTGTAGTTTCATTATAACATAAACTACTTTTTTGAGGTGTTATTACGTTCCAAGTAGTACCATCATATCTAACCCAATCACCTAAAGAAACCGTACCCCAACCAGCGTTAACACTTGCACCACTTGATAGCACATAAATATCACCACTGTTACTAGTTGGAGGAGCTACACTACCATCTACAAAGTCTAAAGCAGCTGGTAAAACTAACTCATCAGTAGATTCTAAAACCCCTAATTCATTCCTCCAAGCTACATCACCATTATTAGCACCGCTAAACCATTTTGGGTTATGTATATCACCCTCTGCACTTATGTTTTTATGTAATATTGCCATTAGCTATAAAAAATTAATCCTTTCTTATTAACCTGTGGAGTATCTGCACATTCGTTAAATAAAGGGTATTTAGTACTATTATTATCTTTTACCTCATCAATATAAGTAACCATATCTTTACGCCAAAAATCGGCTTTATTCATATAGAAATCTCTACTTTGTGAGTACTCAAAACTCTTAGTTTGGTCGGTAAACTCAGTATCATTACTCATAGCACCCTGATTAGTTAGCTGAGTATGTACTTTAGAATAACACTCATAAACTATGTAATGAGCTAACATAGGTTTAATAAAGCTTTCTAGTAGTGTTGAGTTATCAGCCGTTAAAGTAGCTCCCTCAATCTCACTTAATATCTCATTGTAAAAGTCTTTACCTAATACAGTTCTAACATATTTACGCTGACTTGTAATTATGTAGTTATCAAAGTATGTTTGATCAAAAGCTAAGTCATCAACCGCTAAATTCTTAACCTCTGTTGAGGTCATTATTTCAGTATTATAAGCCATTTATAGTATTATTAACTGTTTTCAATTTCGTTTATTTTCCTAGCAGCCCAACTTTTCATAGACTTACCGCCCCAAAGTAAATAGGATATAGTACCACAAGCTTTAGTATCGCTAGGGTCATAGTACTCCTCAGCTCTTGATAAGTAGCTATAAGTCCTTTTAATAACGCTAAGAGATAACCCTCTTTTATTTGCTATATCTTGAGCCCTTTGCTTACCTACATCAGTAGCGCATTTATTATTTACTTCATCATTTAACTTAATACCTCTTTTAGCATTGTTAACGGCTGAGTCAGGGTAATCCGCATAAGTTTGAGCGTAAACATCTTTATTAATAGAGTTAAATACATCTTTATCCTCCTCTTTATCTTCTGTAGTTTCTATATTAGCTACAGAGTTCTCATTAATAAATAAATCTCCTCTATTATCTTCTAAAGGATTCATACCTAACATACCTCTACCCTCGTTAATAGTTGTAACGGCATTAATATCTAATCCAGCTGAGTTACCTACTGGAGCTACATTTAAAATACTAATCTCAATGTTGTTCCATTTAGTATCTCTTTTGATAATTCTATTAATAGCTCTTAATATAGGGTCTTGATAATCAGGAATTACTACAGAGTTCATAAACTTGTCGTATTCATCTTTTATCTGTTGGTTACTTCCTAACTTTCCAGCAGTTTCTAAACCAGCTAAACTAGGTGTAATCCTATGAGCTACAATAATAGCTTTCTCTGATAGATTAGATAAAGTTAAAAACTCTCCCTCTCTTTCATTTTCTAACTGCTGTATTTTTGCCGCCTGTTCGGGTGAATCTAATAACTCAATTAATATCTTGTCATTCTTTCCCTCACCTACATAAGTATCTTTAATCTTATTAACGTATTCCTGTGCATTCATACCGTCAGGTACTTCACCAAACATCTGCATTAATACACTAGGAAAAAACCCGTTATCAAATTTATCAATATTGTATTTAGGTATTCTATATTCAATATCAATCCAATTTAAAGCACCTACATAATCAGGTAAACCGTAGTAATTAAACTCAGGGTATTTCCTCATTATATGTAATAAGTACTCGCTCTTTTGACTTCCATCGTAAAAAGTAAGATTACCATTTACAGGGTATTGACTACTAGGAGTATTATTATTTAAAATATCTCTCCAAAAGTTAGAAATGTAAGCCCGTTTTTTATCTTTTGACTTTCTTACTGTTGTAGCATCCTCACAATATAAGGCAGTGTAATCACCTACTTTTTTAACATGAGGGTAACAGTTACCAGTAATTACAAAAGACTGCATAAGCTCTTTAAACACATCTCTAAGCGTATCGCCCTCTGGATTTACTTCCATAAACCACTCTTGAAAGCCACTATCTAGCTCCTCAAAAGATTTATTCTCACCATCTACCTTAAATAAAAACTCTTTACCTAGTGCAAAAGTTATCTTTTGATTAATAATAGAGCTATGAGTACTTGAGCGTCTAGCTCTTTTAGCTAAATCATTTACATAGATATTATTAGAGTCTTGAAAAAATGGTATCCAATCTTGTAATATATCCTGATTAGGCTCTTTCTCTTTATCAATAATAGGAGTAGTAACTGGATCAGCTTTAGGCTTAACAGTAGAACCTTTTATCTTATTTAATTTCTTCTGTGTCATCTATTACTATTTCTAAAATGTAATCAAAACCGTTTTTGTTAAGCTTTTTTAAGTCCTTTTGAGTAGTGCTAGGTGTTAAATTAATTACACCAATATCTTTACCCATAATTTTTTTACCTAAAAATTCTTTTTTTATAGTAAATTTTTTCATATAAGATAAATATAATAAAAATAAAGTTATTATTTATAATGATTTTAAATAAGCGGTTAAATGTTTACTTAAATATTTATTTATTAATATTGTATAACGTTGGTTGTAATTAACTGGAAATTGAGGAACGAAAATTTATTGTAATTAAAACATGTTATGAAAAGTAAAATTATTTGGGAATACAAAAAAAAATGGTTCGGAACTCACGAAATGAACGAAAGGGATTTTGAAAACTACCTAAATGCAGAAGGAGGAGAGGGTTGGGAATTAGTTCAAATTATTGAAGGAAAATTAATAAATGAGCCAACGACTACTTGTAGTTATAATTTCATATTTAAGCGTGTGAAATAATTTTATTATTACATAACATTGAAATAATAAACTGCCCTTTAGGGTTGTTATTATAGAATGTTAAAAGCCGTTTTAATGGCTTTGTTTTTAACAACAAAAAAAAGGGTATAACAATCAAGTTATACCCCTTGTTACTCTCGTAACTATCCACACTATAAGCCAAAGTTTTTAAGAACCAAAAGAAACAGTACCACCACTGTTAGTATCAATTGTTCCAACAAATTCTCTTACTATTTGAGCTTGTTTACCAGCAAATGTAACAGTATAACCGTTTTGCCCTTGTAACTCACCCTCTAATACTTCGTTAGCGATTGCATCAACTGACGCATCTTTACCCATAATCTCATCAAAACCTAAAACAAAAGCTTTATTATCTGCTGTTTCTTTGTTATAAGTTTCAAAGATTACTACTAAACCACAAGATTCAACATACTCGTTAATTCCATAAGCTTTAGTCTTTTCCATTTTAGGACAAAATACCTCTAAAGTAGTTTCGTATGCTATAGATCCGTTCTCTCTTGAACCCTCACTAGAATAAGACTTACCCTCTAATTCTCCCTCAATTTCGTAAAATTTATCATCTGTGCTAGATAAAGTAACCGCTGTGTAAGCGTATTCTCCAGCAACTGTAGAAGCTGTAAAGCTAGTTATATCATCTTTATTGATAACATAAACTGACTTTATACCACCTCTTCTATTCTCATCAGCACAAGCTAATAGAATATCTGTTGTAATTTCTGCCATTTTATTTAAATATTATAAGTTAAAAAATACCCCCCACTAAGGAGGGGCTTTTATTTCTTAGAAGTAGAAAGAGATTAATTCTCCAAAAACAAACTGAGTACCCATTTTGTACTTAGCAATGATTTTTAGTAATTCATCATCATCGTCATTACTTCTGAATTTTAATTGAGCAGATGGGTCGTTAACATCAGTACCTAATACTAAGTTATCGTTAACAGTATAAACCATCATGTTAGCTCCAATATCAGCACCTAAACCACCTGAGTTAGGGTTAGCAGCATCAGCTAATTGAGTATCCCATCCTGTAATCTCAACAACTGGAATACCTCTAAAAGTCAAAGACTGACCCTCTTTTAACATAGCTAATCCTAATGCATTTCCTGTACCTAATTGCTCAAAAGTAGTCATTAAGTTATCTACGATTGTAGCAGTAACTCTAAAAGACTTAGAAGCATTTGGCATTTGTCTTAATACTTTAGACTGGTTTTCGTATGCAGACTTTAAAAGCTCATAAGCTCCATCAGCAACTAAAACTCCGTTAGTATCTTCTACGTTAGCGATTGCAGTCATTTCAACATACTGACCTAATTCAGCTGAATCAGTTACAAAGTGCTGGATAAGTCCATCAAATTGGTTATAATCAGCAGATGCAGCAGATGAAGCAGCAAACCATGCTAATCTTCCGTTATCATCAGAAATACCCTCAGCAACTCTCTTTCTAGCGATTTCACCAACTACAGTAGGCTCTAAATCATCGATAGCAGTACCAGCACCGTAAAACTCTTCAAAGATAGTACCGTAAAAAGCATCTCCACACTCCTCAAGGTTTACTTTTAACTTAGATACTTCTAAAGTTCTATCAGATACATCAGTAACACCACCAGTAGCAGAAAAACCACAAGTAGAGTACGAACGTACAATCTTAGTTAAAGTTGAGTTAAGGTACATATTAGCCTTAACTTTAATGTTTGGAATTACTCTAATTCCTTGTAAATCATCTGAACCCTCCTGTGGAGCGAATAAGATCTCTGTAAATTCCTTTCCGTTATACGTACTAGAAATTGATTGTGTAATAAAATTTGCCATTCTTTTTTAAATAATTTAGTTTCTAGTGCATTGATTTTAATACGTTGATGATTGCACTACCCAACTCATCTACGATAACTTCCTTTTTGATTTCCTCAGTAACATCAGCCTTAGCCTCTGATACATCTCTACTAGCTTTAACTTTCTCTACTTCTTTTTTAGCTAATTCTACCTCATCGGCTTTAGCTAAAACTTCAGCTTTCTCAGCTTCTAGCTTTGCTTCTAGTTCTAACTTTTCAGCTTTAACTAGTTCTAACTCTTCTGATAATTCAGCTTTAATACTAGCCGACAATTCAGCTTTTAAAGCGTCAATATCAAGAGCGTCTTTTGGCTCTGCAACCTCTTTAGATACTTCTTTAGCACCCTCATTAGAGATTAGAGCTTTTAACTTGTCTAAAATAGACTCATTTTTCTCTGACATATTC